CTTTTGCTGCATCAGACCTAAAATAATACAGTGATTTAAGTGTATTCATTGCATACCAGTGAACATCACTTACATACTGTAAATACTCATCATGCGTTTCCTGCTCCATAGAGGAGTCTGGAGGCACAAAAAATAAATTGACTGACTGAGCCTGACATATAAATTCTTGACGCTTATATGCGTGTTCTACCACCCAGATTTGATTAATTTCATCTGCAGTCTTAAATACTTCTTTTTCTTCGTCAGTAAATTGTTTTAAATCTTGTATTGAACCTTTTGCTACGTTAATTTCTTGCCAAAGTTTTTCTTTCTTTTTAGGGTCTTTTATTTTTTTATTTATTAATTTTTCTAAATATTTGTTTTTTACTTTATAACTTCCAGATAAAGTTTTATGTGTATAAACATTAGCCCTAACAGGTTCTATTGACGGTGACGTACCACCGCATATGATACTACTACTAGCATTAGGGGCAACAGCAAGAAGATGAGCATTGCGGTAACCAGAGTTAGAAACGTCAGGAGCTTCACCCCTGTTATCAGCCAGTTTCTTAGATGCTTCCATCGCAGCTTCTTTAATGTGCTTAAACGCTTTATAATTAAATCCAGTAGCAAAGATACCTTCAAAAGGGATGTTTTTAGATTGGAGGTAAGAATGGAAACCCATTGCACCCAAACCAATCGACCTTTCTCTATAAGCAGAGTAGGCTGCTTTTGTAAATCCTTCTTTACCATCTTTGACATACCCTTTAAATCTTTTAAAGTTTGCATTATATTCTCCGAGTTGTGATGTGTCAATAGCATTCTCAATAAAATGTTGTAGAACATTATCTAACATAGTTATTAAATCTTTTATAAAGTAATCATCTTTAGACCATTCATCATAGTGTTCTAAGTTAACACTAGATAAACAACATACTGCTGTTCTTTCCTCATCTGTAGGTAAAGTTATTTCTGAACATAAATTACTTTGTTTAATTTCTAAACCTAAATCTTTTTGTCCTTGCGGTAAAGCATCGTTACAGTTATCTATATTAATTAAGTAAGGCTCACCAGTCTCTGCTCTGGCATAGATTAACTGCCACCATAACTCTCTAGCATTTATAGTTTTAACTGCTTCTTTTGTTTTAGGGTCTATCAGTCTCCAGTCAGAATCATCTTTGACAGCTTGTAAAAATTCATTAGTAATGTTAATACCGTTGTGTAAGTTTAAACACTTTCTATTTATATCACCACCAGATTCTTTTCTCATGTTAATAAACTCTTCAATCTCTGGATGAGATATATCCATGTAAGCAGCATAGCTGCCACGTCTAGTTACGCCTTGATTAAAGGCTAACATTTGCGAATCAACTACATGGATGAATGGAATACTTCCAGTAGAACGACTCCCAGTAGAAGTAGAAATACCATTACTCCTAATATCTCCCCAGTATCCACCAATTCCACCGCCCGAACTAGCCAACCAAATATTTTCGTCATAATGAGAAGATAGCCCATCACGACTATCGGAAACATAATTGAGAAAACAGCTAATAGGTAGCCCACGAGTTGTTCCCCCGTTGCTAAGTATAGGAGTGCTAAACATGAACCAACAATCGGAACTGTAGTTATACAGTCTTTGAGCCATTTCATAATCTGTAACACCCTTGAAGGTGGCAGCAAATACTGCAGCCCTAGCAAAAGCTTCTTGTGCATGTGTTTCTTCCTCCCAGAAATATCTATCTCTTAATGTATCTAAACTAAACTTGTCTAGCTTTTTTTCTTTATCGTAATTTATCTCAATACCTAAATAAGGTTTTTGTCCTACTTTATCTTCTACCATAATTTTTATCTGTAATATTCTATTTTGTCTAATAATTCTAATAGTCTTTTTTCATACCATTCTGCTTTCTTCAAATCTTCAGTACCGTTTTTATATCTAAATCGCCAACGATACTTTAAAGAATTACCTCGTAAGTATCCTATAAATTCTTCTGAGGTTAACATAGAGTCAATAGCATCTATACATTCAATCTCTCCTGTGTTATAATGTTTAGGACTATTAACAATATCTTCAAGCTCTCTTTGTAATTTAATTTCTTTATCTTTTTCTTGTTCTCTTATTATATCTTTAATTGTTTTGTGTTGAGTCATTTCTCCATTCCTCCGGTAATGTATCTTCATCGAACCATCTAAAGTTATTTGCTTCAGCCCATTCAGCATGAGTTCTTTTAGTTCCGTCTCTACGTTTTTTAGACTGAGGCATAGGTGCTAAAGGTTTTTGAAAAAAGAAAACTAATTCAGCGTTGTTTTCTAAAGCATCTCTAACATGGATATATTTACTATACTCTGCATAATCCCAGAATCTTCCTTTAGCTTCTATTAAAATAACTTTATCTTTATCAAATACTTTTACAAAATCAGGTTCATATTTTTTAGGTATACTATATTTTACTGTGTCATAATGGTGTAGCCAATCACTAAATAATCTTTGATGTATTTCATATTCCCATAAACTATCATATCCTCTAGGTGCATTTTTATCTTTAGGTCTTATCTTTCTAGGTTTTCTACGAGCCATTCATTATCTCCTCTAATGTAGCATTAGGATTTTCTTTTACTTTTTTATAGAACCATCTGAGACTATAAGCACTAACCATAAATTTATTATTAGCAAATATGTGAGTATCTTCTGGTAAAAATTCATGTAAATTTTTTGCAGTAATTTTAGTTGCATCTTCTCCATCAGGAGTCATAGACCTAATCCATCTTATTAATAATTGTTTAGAATGTTTACGTAGTCTTTTTGCTTTTCTGCCATTCATTTGTAACCTCTACAACTTTAGGTGGTTTTGGTGTTTGTGTTAAATAAGTATAGCCTCTTGCATATTTAAATACTCTCAGCCCTAATCCATCGTTAGCATCTGAATGACATTCAAACTTATGTCTGCAATATACGCATCCTTTAGCAAGTTTCATATTGCCAGAGCTACCTTCTGGTTCTGCATTATAACATTTTTGAGGTGGTTTGTCAAGCTTTATTGCTTTCTTAACATCTCTTATTTTATTTTTAATATTTGGTTTATCAAAGTCAGAAGGTCTGAATAAAGCTAACTCTCCTGTTTCTTTATTCATAACTAAGAATCCTCCTTTATTTGTACCTTCAGCTTCTTCGTAACCTGCAAGTTGTGGAAGATAGCCGAAGGTATCTTGCTCTGCTAACGTAC